GAGCGACGGGAAGTCCCACCAATCGCCGATGCACACCACGACATCCGGCTGGTATTCGACGATGGCGCGAGCGGCCCAGTCGACATGCTCTGTGTTGGCCCCCGGCTTGATCTGCGCGTCGGGGATGATGAGGTGCCGGCGTGGGGTCATCTAGTGGCCGTGGTGAACGTCTGGAGCGCCTGGTGCAGGATCGCCCCAAAGTTGTCCACGAATACCTCGTTGAACGAGAGCTTGTGGTTCATGGCGTCAAGGAGGGCGTGCGTGAACTCATGGCAGAAGGCATGCCCCAGCTCGGTGTCCCCGAGCTCGTTCCGCAGAGCGATAACATGGGAGGTTGGGTCGAAGATGCCGACGGCATCTTTAGGAAGTTTAAGCCGCCGCCAGCTAACATCCGTCAATATCTTGACGCGCACCTCGTGCCCGTGGATGCAGAACCGCCGAGGGATGCCGAGCTTCTTATATCGGTCTACTCTAGCCACCGCTGGAGCTCCCCGAGGCGCTCGGCGTCTCGCTCGCAGGCGGCGAGGTGGTCCGCAAGAGCCGCTCCCTCGTCGCCGGGCTCTCCGGCGGCACCATCAGCCGGGACGGAGGCAACACTTGGGCCGGGCACGGGACAGGCTGGGGGGTGGCGCAGCCGCCGAGCAAGCTCGCGCCCACGGCGATCAGCGTCGCCCAGTCTCGACTCGAGGTCACGCTCCACCTCCTCGCGTTTCGCGTGAGCGGCCCGTAGGGCCTCCGTGGCGGCCTCTGCCGCCCTAGCCCTGTCTGCGTGCCACTCTGCCTTGACAGCCGCCGTGCCGGCCTCGTAGCCCGCCCGGTGCGCCGCACGGTAGCCGAACCACCCGGCGGCCGTCAAGGTCACGGCCAGGGCGAGCCCCAGCCAGAGCCGGATCAAGCCGGGTCGGCCTTCTTCTTGGAGAGCACCGACCAGACGGCCGCGGCGATGGTCGCGGCGGCTCCGGCGACGGCTGCAACCGTCTCAGCATCTGCAAGACCCTTGCCGACCAGATAGCCGCCGACCGCGGCCACGATTGCGCGGACGATGCCCGCGATTTGTTCAGCTGACATAAATAACCTCACGCTTCGTTGATGGAGCTCGTCGCCCCGTTGGAGGCCACCAGCGGAAGCCTGGTGGCCGGGATTGGAACGGTCGACGGCCACCGATAGCCGAGGACGCGCGAACGATCAAATGGAGCGAGGCTCACGGCGTTGCCTTGGTTGCCGCCGAGAACCATCAGGCGCCCCATCTCGTCGGTGCCAGCGACGAAGCCCACATGGCCGCCGCCCTTTCGCTCGAAGACGGCGATGCAGCCGGGGATCGGGTCGGGGATGCTTACCCCGAACTCGAGCCAGCCTCGCGCGCGGTACCAGTGCTTTGGTGGGACGAGCCCCTCCTTGCGCATCACGGCGGAAACATAGACCCCGCACCACGGGGTCTCGTCGTCGCGCCACCACGCCTTAAGCTCGAGGAGCCAGCGCGAGATGACCGGCGCCGTCGCCTTGCCCGGGGTTTCCCGCAGGCCAAGGTAGCGCCGCGCGCGGTGCATCCATGTGGGCTCGGTCACTTTTAGTAACCCTCGTTGTACTGGTCTTCATCAACCAGCAGCCCTGGCACGGCATAGGATCCGGTGCGACGCACTCCAGTAGCGGCAGCCTCTCGAAATGCTTGAGGCACATTACGTCGAACGCTTCTTTCAAGAGCGCGCGCGCGTAACTGAGCCCCAGATTGACCCATAGCAAGCCTTCTTCCGGCAGCGGTTCCGTATAGCAACCCTAGCCCAGTCAATGGCAAAGCGGCCCCCATAGGATCTTGGTACGCACTATACCCACCAAGCCCAAGCGCGCCTAATGTTGCAACCATGCGGCCGGTTTTTGGCTGGGTTGTGGAAAATACATCAGCGGCAGGATTAGATATTTCTCGCAATCTGCCGCCTCCGGCTGCATATTCTCCTGCGTCCGTGGCTTCCTTTACAGCCAACGAAAGTTGGTTTGGAGTAAAGTCCGACTCTTTTCCTTTTTCAACAGCACGCCGAAAAACAACAAATTTTGCATATTGGTTGTCGATGGCTTTTAAGGCAGACATTGCGTCCGCTGGAAGTTGAGAATCAAGAGAATCGGTCACCGCTTTTTCAGCGTTAACCAACAGCCTTTCGGCTCCGCTAGATATGTCTCGAGCTCGCAGTTGTTCTCTGATGTTGCTCCTTATGCGCAACAAATCCTCGCTCTTGATAATGCCCCTTCCTTCAATTGCAGAAAGCTCATTATTCAAAAATCTAGCAACAGAGTTGATATCGTCTTTTTTGACAAGCGTAGATCTATCTCTAACGGCTTGTTTAAATTTGGTGCTTAACCCAAACGGGGTTACATCAATTCCCTCTACAATTTTATATGCTTCGTTGTATCCCTTGCGCAAAGCATCTACTGCTTTATTCTGGTTGTCTGGGATAACACCCTGAAACCCCGGCGGCGCGGCATTTTCAGCAACTAATCTTCTAGTTTGCCTCCAGCCCTCCTCTCTTGCGGCGCGCACGGTTGGACCAACTAGCGGAAGCGCCTCAGTAACTTCCTCTAGCTGACCAAGAATTCCCCTGGGGTTCATCTGGCCCGGCGTAAGTTCTACGCCCTTTTGAGTCAAAGCGCGAGCAGCAGGGGTCGGACGCACTCCAGCGCGAGCAGAGCGATAGGCAGCACCAACAGTAGGGAGTATACCGCCAGTTGCCGCGCCAAGATAAGCCGCCTCTCCGCGATCATCTGGGCCTGCGGTAACAGCGCCTTGCACGGCGCCCTCTGTTGCCCCGACACCAACGGCCCGAACAAGTGCTGGCGCTCTTGATAAGGATGGCAAAACCTTCGAGGCAGCAGTAATAACCCTCGCTGCTCCAGCGGCAGGGATTAAAGAGGTGGCAAGCTCTCCGCCAAACTCACCAATACGACCAGCCGTCGTCTCACGAAGGGGCTGAGTCAAGGCGCGAGTCTCACGCACCGTCTCATCTTCAACAAGTCCAAGAATGTTTCCGATGTTCTGAACGACATTAGTGACGCCACTGCCAGCGCCAAACAGAGCGCGCTCTGCGGTGCTCATGTCATCTACCATCTGCTTTGCAATAACCTGAGCAGCCTCATTGTCTCCAGCGGCTCGAGCGCGCTGCAATGCCTGATAGTGTTGGATAGTTGAACGTGCCATTTTTAGTCACCTTCTGAGTAATAATTTTCTGCTCTAGACCTTGCTTCTGGGCCAGGCGCTCTGTTCTGGTTCGTGGGTACAGCAGGATTTGTTGGAGGAGGGGCTTCGTTCTGCGTAGGCAGTTGCGCTTGTGGGTACAAACTGCGCAAATTCTTTTCTTTTTGGTTAAGCAGATTCATTAGTGTCCTAATCTGCCCAGCAAGCTCCTTTCTCCTTACGGGAGAAGCTGCTATTGCTGAAAAAGTAGTCGGGTCTCTAAGCGCCTTTTCTAAAAATGGGATTTCTGAAGTGTTTAAGACACCGCTATTATTTAGCACTCGCACAGCCCCAAGCGCGAGGGTGTAGGCAGTTTCAAGCTCTCCGCGCCCTTCCCCTGCAATGGCATTAACCGGAGAAACCCTAGCCAAAGCATCAGTAAGACCTTGAATGTTACTTCTTGCGTCAATAATGGATAAGATGCGCTCGTTATTCTGTCTCAACTCTGTTGCGTCAGGACCGCCAGCATCTTGACCCTGCATCGGTGTAATTTGACCAGTAGCAGTATTTTGTTGATATATGCCAGGTTTTAAATTATTTGCTATAACTTCCTCTGGAGTCAAAATTTTGAAGCGTTGGCCGCCACCGGCACCACCGCCACCACCACCACCCACCGCGCGCGCACCAGGGGCTGCGCCCTTCGGGAAGGTCTCGGTCGTGCCGTCGCTGTAAGAGGCGATGACCTTATCGTTAAGGTCGATGGTGCGCTCCAGCACGCGAGGCTTGGGAGCCTCCGGCTCTTTAACGAATTTGCCCGTCAGCGGGTAAAACCGAGAGCCGCCAACCGTCACGCCGGTAACGGACTCGCTGGCGAGCTTGGCAAGATCCGGCGCCATCGTGGCGACATCGCGCCCTTCTTGCGTGCTGTAGAGCCGCGCCAGCGCCTCCTGCGGGTCCTGACGGTAGCGGGAAGTCAGCGGCCCACCCTCGCCGCCCGGGAGGCTCTCGAGCGTCCCTGCGGTGCCACCAAAGAGACGCCCGGCGATGCGGGGCATCTCGGCCTCTGCTGCCGCGGTGCGGCGGGCGACCTCGGCCTGCGCACGGCGCTGTGCGCGGGCCTGCATCACGGCGCCGAGCGCCTCCGATCCCTGCGACGGGTCGACCATGCCGCGGCCGATGATGCCGATGACAGAGCGACGCGCGACCGCCTTCTCCTCTGGGCTCATGCCCTCGAGGTCCTCGCCCAGCAAGCCGCCGATGTAGCGGTCGAAGCCGCGCCCGATGCTCTTAAAGAGCCCGTCTTTTGGTGTCTCAGCCATACATCACCTCAATCGAAGAGCAGGCCGCGCATCTTGCGGCCGCCGTAGGAAGAATACAGGTCGCCGTACATCCGGCGAGGGTCCATGCCGGTGGGCATCCGGGGCTTGAGGGAGACCGTGGACGAAAGGTCCATCTCCTCTTGCGGCATGGACGCGAGACGCATCCCGAGCTTGCCGAGCTTGCCGGCCTTGCCGTAGGCATCGCCGTAGCGCGAGGCCGCGGATGCGCCCAAATCGTCGCCGCCCATGCCGGCGAGTTTCTTCAGAAAATCCAGGTCCATGTCACACGCTCCTGCGGCGCTTGGCGCCGACTTTCTTATCCAATTCCTTCACGGCCTCGGTGAGGAGCCCGACGACCTGGGGCAGGTCGTACTGCCGCATCCCGTCCGACTCGCGCCGCGAGACCGCCTCCGGCATGGCGCGCTCCACTGACTGCGCGGACATACCCATGTCCTCCTCGCCGCCCATGTCCTCGCCCTCGCGCTCGCCGTAGCCGTCCTCCCACTCGAACTCGATGCCCTTCAGCCGGTTCACGCGATCGAGCGGGTTGCGGATCTTCTTGATGTCGCGCTTCATGCGCTCATCAGACCCGGGGGTCGGGAAGAACGCCGACGCCACCTGCCCGGCCATGTTGAAGTACGACGGCCGACTCGTAGTGATCCCGGTCACGGTCTGGTTCATCGGCGACGCCTGCACCGCGCCCTGTCTGATGGCGAGCTGCTGCAACGGGAACTGCTGCCGGCGGAGGTCCTCCTCGCGCTGCGCGTTGAGGAACTGCTGGTAGAGCTGCTGCTGCTGCGTGCCGAGGCCCATCATCGCCCTGCCCGCCCCGTACCGATTCTCCAGCGCCGTCTGGCCCAGGTCGGCAAGCTGCCGCCCGGCACCGAGCCGGAACTGCGCGCCCTGCATTCCCGCGGCTTGGTTCGCGCGCGCGGCCTCCATAGCCGCGTTCACATTGAACTGCTCGGCGCCCGTCCCAAGGCGCTGCGCGTCGAGCTGCGCCCGCTGGTTCGCCTCCTCGGCAGACAGACCCATGCGCATATAGTCCTGCACCGCCTGCTGGTTCGCCGCCCCGGCGCGCATCGCCTGCTCCACATTGAACTGCTCGGCCGTGAGACCGAGCTGCTGCGCCTGCTGCGCCGCCCGCTGGTTCTCGAGGTCGGCGCGCATCTGCGCCTCGACATTCGCGGTCTCGGCCGTGAGCCCGAGCCGCGCGAGCTCCATGTCGCGCTGCTGGTTCGAGATCTGCCCACGCTGGGCGAGCTCCAACACATTCTGCGCTGCCTGCTGGTTCGAGAGGCGCACCGCCTGCTCGCGGCCGACATCGGCCTCTCGCAGCGCCGCAGCCTCGCGGAAGCCACGCGCGCGCTGCTCGGCCACGAAGCGGTTGCGCTCGCGCGCGGCCTCGCCCGCGGCGATGCCCTCCTCGATGGCGGCACGAGAGCCACCGAAGGCACGCGCCGCCGTGGCGCGAGCCGATCGCGCCCCGCGAGCCTGCTCCTCGGCGCGGCCGATGTCTTCAAGGCCGGCCTGGATGACGCCCGCCTCGTAGGGGTTCATGTAGCGGCCGAGGTCTTGGTCCAAGAAGCCAGCCGCCTGCGCCGTGGGCGCGGCTCCAGGGCCGCCAATTTCGCGCGCGCCGAAGGTCGTCCCGACGCGGCCGGCAGAGACGCGGCTGGGGGCGAACTGCGTCCCGACCGCGCCGGCGCTCACGCGCTCAGGGCCACGCGCCAAGGCGCCCCCGACATCACGCGCGCCGAACTGAGTCCCTACGGCGCCCGCCGAGATGCGCTCGGGCTGGAAGCCGAGGGCTTGCTGCGCCGCGCGCGCGGCCTGCTCCACCTCGGGGACAAAGCCGCCCTCTTGCGCGATGCGGCGCGTCATCGCCTCGCCAGCCATATAGTCGCGCGTGAAGGGCGCCACCATCATGCCGCGGTAGGGCTCGTAGGGGATCGCCGCGACATCCTCGGCAAACTGAAGGTTCTGCAAGACCCGGTTATAGATCTGCGGGTCGATCTCGGTCTTCTGGACATCCTTCTTCTTGGACTGAAATATCTTGCTCACAGTCTTTTCTCCAGCACCACACAGGTGCGACGGTATCCGTCAAGCGCTCGCTCCCACCCGGGGCGGCCCATTATCAACATCGTGTCGCAGCCGATGCTGCGCGCCCATGTCTCTATCATCGGCCGCAGCTCGTCGTCGATCTCGCGCAGGTCGCCCGCGCCGATGATGACCGTTAGCTGCTTGAGGCGGGGGAACAGGTCCACGGTCGTGATGACCACGGAACCCTCGGCGGCCCATAGCTGGTACTCGCCCGAGCGTATCCCCTCGAGTACATCCTCGTACCCCATCTGACCGTAACCTTCCGCGAGCCCTCTCTCTATGAGCTCGCGGAACTTCACGGCCGGCATTATCTCCTCGCCGATCATCGCTCGCCGCCCGCGACGGCATCGAGCCGCATCACCCCGACGCGCCAGTCTGTCATCGAGTCCCCGGTGATCTTCATCTCGACCTGTCGGCCGCTGAACCTCACCGGAGTATAGGGCGAGTCGATGGTGTAGGTCTTGACGACCTCCGAGCCCAGCGGGGTGAATCTCGTCTTGAACTGCACGCCCACCGCGCCCTGCGTGTTCTCGTCGGCGATGAGCTGACGCGCAACCATGATACGGTCTCCGCTGCCGAACTCGATCGGCCCAGACTGCGCATATGGCGTCGCGCCGTCGTAGGTGACCCCCACCTCCTGCTCGTAGATGTAGCCGTCCGCCGAGACCATCAGCGGGTAGCTGAAGACGCCGCGGTCGGTCCCCGCCGTGCGGGCAAGGCTCCCGATGGTCCAATGCTGCTCGCGGTAGTTGTAGACCACATACGAGTCTACCTCAGAGTTTGAGGCGCTCGGGTAGAACCACCAGACCTCGCCGAACTGGTTGTTCGCCACGGCGTACACCTTCGAGCGCTGCGTCTGCGAGAGGTTGTTGGTCACATAGTCGAGCACATCGCACTTGATCGGGCGCACGAAGCCGTCGTAGGTGAAGAAGCCCGACGGCGACCACCAGAAGGCGACAGACTCCACCGCCGCCACGGCCTGGGCGCTGATGAGCCCGCAGCCGGTGGCGATGCGCTCGAAGCCGTAGACGAACGGAGGCCCCTGGTACTGGGCCGTGTGTACATCTACATCCGTGAATATAAGGTTGACGCCGCGCAGCCGCTTGCCCGCGACGATGCTGCCGACGCTCTCGAGCTCGATGTCGCCGGCTTGGTTGGTGATGGCCGGCGTCCAGAGCGTGTTGTTCTCCTGGTCGCACCATTGCACCTTGCGCGCGTTGCCGCCCGCGCCGAGCGCGAACACGAACCGCTCGGCCGTGACCATCACGGCCTTGTTGCCGGTCGGTGCGTTGGCAAGCGCGGCCGCGTCTGCGCCGGTGTTGAGCTGCCACTCGAGGATCTTGCCGTCGGCGTTGGAGCAGGCGAGCAGATACTCGCCCCAGTTGTCGAGGCTCCAAGTTGTCGCCGGCGTCACGGTGCCGGTGTCGGGGCGCGCCGTGCCGTAGGAGAAGAGACCGTAGGGGCCGCCGCCATAACCCAGGTTGAGCGTCGCGTCGGCGCTGCCGACCGTGAACCCGGCCGGGGTGATGTCGGTCAGCGTCCCGGCCTCGTTCATCGCGTAGAGGTTCGAGTGCGTCCCGGCGGCGATCCAGCGCGCGTTGGCGTTGGTGCGCCAGGTGAGGAGCCCCCGGCACTTGCCGGTGAGCTGACTGTTCGACCGCTTGCGCCACCCGCCGACGGGTCGCATCGTGCCCTCGTACCAGCGCACGAGCGAGGCGTCGCGCCAGCGGCTCTTGCTCTGGTAGTCGGTGCCGTTGCGGTACACGCCCGGCTGGATGTTGATTGGTACGAGCATCGTCACTCCTTCGGGAGGAACCAGCCTTTGAACATTCCGGTGAGCAGCGCGATGGCTGCCGCGAGTCCGGCGAGCCACTTAACGAAGGCGACTAGCGTCTCGGCCGTCGCCCATGCGTTTGCGAGTTTCTTCAGATCGCCCTTCACCTCGGACATATCCGACTGAAGGGCCTCTAGATCCTTTCGCAAGAGCGCGATCTCCACGGCGTCATTCCGTTCGTCTGACATGGCTCACCTAGCGGATCAAGCAGCCCACGGCAACGGCGGCGCGACAATCGGCGGGTTCTTCTGGGCCTCAATCTGGCCCTCGACGGCGGCTTCGGTCGCGTCCTTGTCCACGCCGTTGGCCCAGACCCAGCCAAGCACTTGGTCGAGCGTGAGGTCAGCATAGGGGGTGAAGGCCTCGCCCTGAACGACGGCAAACGAGGTGGTCGAGTAGACGCTGCCGCTGTAGTCGCCGTCTACGCCGTTGCACTGCCAATGGGCCGTGACGACGTAATCCGCGCCCTCTGCGGTTTGCGGGATGCAATTCAAAACGGAAATATTCCATGTGATTACAGTAGACATTTATTTGCTCTCCAATGCGGCGACTTTCGCCTCAAGTGATTTAATCATTGCTTGCTGTTCTTGGATGGCTTTGACCAATACAGGGATTAAAGCGCCGGGGCCAACTGTTTTATATGCTTCCTGATCGCTATTGGATATTTGCCATTCACTAACGGCTTCTGGAAATACCGCTTCAATTTCTTGAGCGATAAAACCAAGTTGATCCTTGCGATTGTTGCCGTACCCGGATTTCCAATCGTAACGAACTGGGCGCAAAGCAGTAATTACGTTCAGACCTTCTGTTGCGTTGCGGATGTTTTCTTTTAACCGAGCATCAGAAATTGACTGAACACTTGTATTTTGAGCATAAATTACTCCATCTCCACGGAGTCTGACTTGATCTGTTCCGTTTGCGTTACCAGTAAAAAAGTTATATGCAGAATTTGCTGCGCGAGTTGTCCTTGCAAAAATTACATCTGATGCAAAACTTGCGTTTGTTGCATTAAGAACTACACAAGTATCTGCGGCTGTTTGCCGCATCTCGTGATATGCGCTTGTGCTGCCAAAGTACGTCCCATCATTACTAAACTTGCTATACCCGTCGCTCGTGATGCGGGCGCGTTCGGTGCCAACCGTCGCAAAAGCCAAGACACCGCCAGCAGGTGACGAGTCAATATAAGAAACTCCGGCTCCTTGGTAGAAGTCCAAGCGATTGCTAGAGTCACGAGAAACACGCAGCGCGACATTTCCGGCTGTATATCCAACATCTAATCTTGCTCCGGGCGAAGTTGTCCCCACCCCCAAATCACCCGCCGCACTCAGCGTCATCGCCTGCGTCCACGAGATGGTGTTGCCTGCGGTGCCGGAGGCTGATGTATACCAAGCGTGATATCCATCTTGCTCGTACTGCGTGGCGCGGCCTGTTCCGACATACTTATAAGCGCCGTCGTAATAAGTGTTTGCAAAGATACGAGCGTTTGTTACTGCCGTTGACCACGCAGCAAAGCCCGACCCAACCTGCAACGCCCTGATACTCCACGCACTCGGCGTTACGCCCAGACCGAGGTTGCCGGAGGAGTCGAGGCGGAGACGCTCTGTGTATGTCGTGCCGTCCGTTGTCGAAATCGCGCCAAAACTGTGAACCGCGTTTGATGCGCCAGTCGGCACATAGTACCGCATGGTGTCGGTTTCAATTCCGAAGCCATATCGAATGTTCGCGTTTCTATAAACAGAGATTTTTTGTCCGGTGCTAGTGCCAAGGTCAAGAATTGTTCCCGGCGAACTCGTCCCGATGCCGAGGCCCGTCGAGGTGAGGCGCATGGCTTCGGTGCCGGAAATATTCCAATACTGAGCAGTAATTGTGCTTGCTGCGCCGTAGTTTACTTCGGTAGGCCCGCTGTCAATTGCACCAATATAATTGACATTTCCGGAGTTGACGCCAAGCAACCGCACCGCGCTACCGGCTGCGTTTTTCCCGTAGTAATACTGAGCGTTGTTTAAGCGAACTCCGCCAGTTGTGGCAAGGTCAGTTCCGTCAAAAGTCAGCGCACTACCACTCGTCGCCACCTTGCTGCCGTTCAAGTACAACACGCCGTTGGCGGTGCCGCCGGAGAGGGTCAGGTTGCCGCCTATCGTGGTTGCGCCCGTGATAGCCGCTACACCGCCTACAGAGAGCGCAGAGGCGATGGAGACATTGGCACTAAAGCCAGCGTTGCCGACAAAGGTTGAAACACCGCCGACATACAACGACGATGCAATTGACACATTGGCAAACCGCGCATCACCCGCGCTGTTAAGTTGCGAGACGACTTGGAAGCGCGTGCCGTCATAGACGACTACCACTACCTCGCCGCTCTTGATGTCACCCGCAGCAAGCGCCACAGACCCGTCACGGGTCACAGCCTTTGCACCAAGCGCGTCGATGTTAAGCGTCACCGCGCCCGTGTTATCGCCCGTGGCGACGAAGTAGAACATCTGTCCGGCGGCGTAGGCGGCAACCACAGGCGCACCCACAGCCGTGATGGTGTCAGCCCCAGAAACGCTTGTAAGCAGTTTGGTGACCGTAGACTGCACCTGCGACAAGTTCGCAGAGTCCGTGGCGGCAGAGCCGACCCCAAGTCCCGTGAACTTGTAGGTGGACATCGGGATGTTGGCGGTAACCGTCGTCTGACCGTCCTTCGTGATGACGGTCGAGAGGCCGGTGGCAAGGTCAGCCGTCAAGGCGTTAAACGCCGTGGACGAGATGACGGTGCCAGCGACTACAGGCTGGCCTGCCGTGTTGATAAGGAATGTACCCGAGCCATTGAAAGACATCTGTATTACTCCTGTTCTGCTGCGCGTTCTAACGCTTGTCGTTGTT